GACTACAGGAAGAAGATCACTTTTCAACGTGCAAGACATGATACGCTCATCGCCATTTACTTTCGTAAATGTAACTTGAACAACGCCGGCATGTAGTGCAGATCTAAGTATTGGTTGATTAATCATTATATAACTCCTAGTTTCACATTAATATTTATTTCTTCCAAAGCTCTATTGAACTCTGAAATGTTTGAGTTGTTGTGTATCCTATAAGTGTCTACATTAAACTTGTGAGGTAACACATACTTATTTTCTATTTCTGTATTGTATCCAAGCACATAATTTTCTATTAGATTTCCATCAAAATATCGACGCGAATCTGTAGAAAAATCATGGCCGTCTCGAGTAAGTTGAACCAAAGTGAAATTGTTGTTTCCAACTTTCTTAATCACTGGGATTAGTTCATCAATGAAGCCACCATCAGAAATACAGTAATCAACGTTTGGATCAATCTCAGCTGCAACTAATTTTCCGAAGTGATCTAAACCGTGCCGAGGTTTAATTTTCTCTTCTGAAACATATATCATAGCTTCGCGACAAGACATATTACCGAGTTTCCAAGTAGGAACTTCTTTTAAACTACGATCGTCGTAGCGTTCCATAAACCATGTTTTATCTACATTGAAGTACTTAATTGTTTCTTTGAACAACTGGTACTTAAACGACAGGTGCTTAAATCCGTATTGCTTGTAGTAATCAGCTGCATGATCTTTACCAGATCCAGGTGGCCCATTAAATAGAATTATCATTATGATCCCATCTTATCGTTTATAATTGATTGTATTTCAGAGGAGAAAAGATTATTCCATTCATTCGCAGTGATTCCAGCTAAAACAAAATCACGATCTTGAGGAGTTAGATATGGCATTGCTTCATTGATTGAAATTTGCCCACCGTTATACAATTTCATATCCTCAGGATCTGCATGTATAGTTCTTGTACGGGTTTTGCCAGTGATAACACTTTTACGAGCTATATTCATCATAATATTCTCCACGTTCCATTCAATTTATATTAACTATTATAATATAAAACTATGCAACTGTCAATAGTTAATTTTCACTTTCCATCATATTAATTTCCATACCAATAAGACTCTTTGCATGGTTTCTGTGGATCTTACATTGTATGATACCATTGTAGTAATCATCTCTAAGAAGAACATCGTTTACAAATTGGTATTTAGCTTCTAAATAACCAAGCTGTCCTTTCGTGCTACATAGATACAGAATTTCTCGATGGAAATTATCTTTACCTTTTTCTTCAATCATTAGCTTAACAGCTTCAGAAGACCCGTAGTATTTCTTCCAATCGGTTTCTTTTACTACGTGCCTTCTTCGTGTTTTGCCTTTAAGCGGTGGTAGTTTTGCTACGCGTGTAAGTAGCTTTTTACCAACGTATTTCATACCGTTAGATTTATCAGTAATTAAATAAACAAAACCAACCCATTCTTCAATCATTTCAGAGGTGAATTCCTCACCTTTATATAACCACATGCAATTCCCCATCATTGTACTAATGAGGTATTTATGCAATTAGTAGCCGCCTGATTTAAACCATCCCTTTCCTTTAAGTGAGAAGTTACCGCCGCCGGTGATAATCTTCCTTAGTTTTTCATCTTTACAATTTGGACATGCTTTAAGCGGATCGGCAGTTATCTTTTGTATCTGGTCAAACTGGTGATCGCATTTATCGCATTTGTAAGTATAAGTTGGCATAAGTTTCCTATGATAGAATCTTTACGATTCGTTCTGCGAGTTCGTGAAACCAAGCTTGACCATGACCACGCGTAGTTTCTGCTGCTGTGCCAATACGAATACCGCTTGTTTCCATAAATGGGCGAGGGTCATTTGGAACACCGTTTTTGTTTACAGTAATACCAGCTTCTTCAAGCAAGTCAGCAGCTTCTCGGCCACTATGTTTACTATTGCTTAAATCCATTAAAATGATATGACTATCAGTACCACCAGTAAGAACCGGAAATCCACGATCTTCAAAGACTTTACACATAGCTTGGGCGTTATCAATAACATCATTCGCGTAGTAAAGAAAATCATCATGACTAGCCTCAATGAAACACTGAGCTTTAGCTGCAATAATATGCATCAATGGACCACCCTGTGTGCCTGGAAATATTGCGCCATTAATCTTGCGAGTGTAGTCTGGGTTATCCCATAAGATAATGCCACCACGAGGGCCACGGAGTGTTTTGTGTGTAGTTGAAGTTACTACGTCGGCGATACCAACTGGGCTATCGTAACAGCCACCAGCAATCAAACCAGAATAGTGAGCCATATCTACGAGCAATATCGCACCTACTGAATCAGCAATTTCTCTAAATCGTACCCAATCAATTTGTCTTGGATACGCACTTGCACCAGCAATTACCATTTTTGGTTTATGCTGTTCTGCTAACAGTTGAACTTCGTCGTAATCAATTAGGCCGTCTTCATCAACACCATAAGTATGAGCATCAAACCAAGCACCAGATGTATTCACACTAGCGCCATGTGATAAATGACCACCACTAGCTAGATCCATACCAAGAATAGAATCACCTGGCTTTAGGAATGCTTTGAATACTGCCATGTTAGCATTAGCACCGGAGTGTGGTTGCACGTTAGCATATTTAGATCCATACAATTTGCATAGAGTATCAATAGCTAACTGTTCAATATCATCGCAATTATCGCATCCGTTATAGTAACGCTTTCCAGGATAGCCTTCAGCATATTTGTTAGTAAGGATACTGCCGGATAAGTCCATTACAGCTTGACTTGCAAAGTTTTCACTAGCAATAAGCTCAACTGTACTTTCCTGCCGTACACCTTCTTTATCGAGAATAGCTTGTATTCTGTTGTCCATTAACTTTATTTCCTCTTAGTCGTTGCGTTGTCCCATTCCCCAATCAATCACAACTGGGAAACGAGGAATACCGTCTGGTGTTGGTGCAAAATATCGTAGTGTGCACCACGTTGGTACTTCTTTACTTTCAAACATAGCACCCATTAATTCTTGACTGCCACGTACACCAGCACCAAATTCCTGTCCATTTTCTGTTTGCATAACGAACCGTTTAATAGTACCAGCCCAGTTACCCTTTCCTTCTTCTACACGCAGAACATCATACTCGTCAGTAAGGAATTCCTTACGTTTGATAAGACCTTTAGAACGCTTGTTCTGTTGATAAGTACTGTCAGTTCGAACCATCTGACCTTCGTAGCCATCTTCAAGGTATAAGCCATAGATATCATCTAGTACTTCTGGTGTTGCTACCTTTGTTGTTTCAACAGTTTGAACTGATCCGTTAAAGCCTTGGCTAGCAAACCAATCACTACGTTCTGAAAACGTTCCAGGATGACTAATGACATCGTAAACATGATAATCTACTAATAGTTTTGACTCTGCAATGTCTTCTGGAGTTGGCTTTGTTTTGCGAACAAGAGAAGTAATCTTATTGAAGTTTTCACGCAGATCGTGGTTATATAGCTCACCATCTAGAATTACATCTGGATTCGTTACAAACAGAGCTTTTAATTCTTCACTAATGTGAGGAACACTAAGTAGCAATTTGCCAGAGCGAGACCATAGTCCGTCTTTACGAGCAACACAACGAATACCATCTAGTTTTGGTTGGGAGTAATACGTATTCTTTTCGAAATCATATTTAGCATCTTCGTGCTTAGAAGCAAGCATTGGTTTGATCTTATCAAACTTATCAATGTCACCTATAAGTCTAAAGTAACCGCGCTCAGCTTTCTTATTAAAGTCAGCCATCATTTCTGCAACAGCCTGATCTTCTAAAGATGTTTCGTTTGCTTTGCCGATGTTCTTTTGTTCTACAACTTTCCAGCCAGATTCTACGTGTTTGCCATCGTCAAGTCCAGCAATAGTACGCCAAAAGCAACTAGCACCGCTAACACCAACTTCAGCTCGCCAAACGCGAACTTTGCCTTTTGAATCTCTTTTATAGAGAGGGCTTGTACCTGCAATAATATCAATAATAGTTTCTTCAATCATAATATAATCCTGTTTGTTTAACGGCGCATGTTTGCTATGTCTATTGCTTCGTTGGTTCCGCGCATGATGGGGACGAGGTTTGATTTGTGCATGGTTCCGATTCCGATGATAAGATCTCCGGTGTAGGTGGGATTGTCTTTTCTAGAGCAATTTCCAGGAATTGTGTCCGACGTCGCTTTGCTTGGATAGACCTGTTGGTTGCTGTTAGGCGATTTTGGCGCTTCATATTCTTTAAACTTCCTTTTTTGTTTAGGCATCTTACCTGTTATATAATTAGCGTAATCTTGGACAGTTTCAAACTGACAGTTGTGCATACACTTACGACGCATATCTTTATTGTATCTGCGCCATTCTACTTCAACTTTAGCCATATCTAATTTCTTAGACTTGGCCTTAGCTTTGCCGTGTACTTGAACACCGTGAATCATGTGCATACTCATAATATAATTCCTTAGCCTGATTTCTATACTATTATAACAATAACATGCGCTAATGTCAACAGTTAATTACAAAGAATGATCAGCGTGCCCTGTGTAACCAGTTTCTTCAATGTACTTAGCAAACTGCGTATAGCCACCGATGTATTCATTTCTGATGAATATCTGTGGTACAGTTTTTATTACAACAGTACCTGCGCGATCTTTCATTTCAGACATTATTTCTACGCTATTAGTAACATCTTTATAAACGTATTCCATGCTATAGCTATCTGCTAAAGCTTTGGCTTTCGTGCAAAAACCACATTGTGGCTTACCATAAATTGTAATCATTGTGTTTCTCCTTTTAATGTATAAGCACCGACTGGCAATCCGAAAGATTTATTCAACGCTAGCAGCATTTCAGGTGATAACACAATTATAGAATAACTCTCGGTATCTTCATCAAACTGGCGCATATATGTTATATCATCGTATATGATAACTTCTAGATCTCCCCAATTGCCATTGGTGTCTAGAATTCGTACTGACGTTTCGTCCCAATCCATTTCGATTGTAAACATGGCGCAATTCCTTTCACTCGTATTTATCGATCATTCCTGCAACCCATATTTCATATGCATCATTACAAAACGAACAATCGCTACCTTCTATTGTTCCAACACCACCGTTGCACATGTTATTACCACAAGCACCACAAACTACTGTATTATCTTTGCAGTGATCACAATACTCCCATGAATGTTTCATGTTAGATCCACCCTAGCTTTGTTGCGTTATGGATAATAATCATAAAGCAGGTTGCAATATGAACAATCCACCAAAATGTTCTGATAACAGCTACAGCATCAGCTTGCTTATCAGTTTCTCCTACTTTCTCTCCAAGGCTCTTTGCCCAGATTCTCCACACCCGCTTCATTTATTAGTCCCATAAGTTTTCGTAGTATTTTCCAAAGAGTTTAAAACCTTTGGTCATTCGTTTCTGATGATCAGCTCTACCTTTTTTATCTTCCCATACAAGTACAAGACCAAAAAGACTGTTAGGATCTTTAGATTCCTCTGGTCCCGCTTCTCTGTACTCGTAGTAATCACCGTCCCAATCATCACGACATTTTTGTTCAAATGCCCAAATCATTTCGTCCATAATGTCATCCCACTGTTTTTCAGTGAGTCCACTTGGATAACCGTGATTAGTAGCTTTGAGCTGTACTAGCATAGGATGTACAATGCGGGCAAGAGTATGATCCATACTCCAAGTGTCCCACTTATCAATACGTACTTTTACCTTTTGTTCACGTCTATCAAACCAAATCCAGTTAAACACGTTGTAAACAGATTGAATCGTATCTTCAATAGCTTCTTGCAAGTGATCATCGTAATCTTTATTGTCACTCCATAACAACCCATATTTCTTATTCATGTGACGTGTATGAATATTGCAGATTAATCTGCTACTGTATCCGCCTATTTTAACTTTCATTATACAACGTCCTTAATATTGCGCCAAGTGTCTTCCCAATCTTTAACTTGATGTGAAAATCCTAACTGAAATTTCTTTAATGCATGCGCTAATGGGTAGTCGTTACCGCCTTCAAACATTGCATCACCGTAAAAATGTATTGTATCATCTTCTTTAAAATCTTTCAAGATCTGACTCTTGTCCCAACCAACAGGATGAATGTCTATGCCAGTTTCGCCGCCAACAGTACATTTAATATCGTCGAAATAATGATTAAGCACATTTGCTATAGTTGCGCGTTCATTGTTTGCAGTATCAAATTCAACGTATTCTTTGCGTTGTTCTAATGTAGCATTGCGTCCTACAATACTGAAGTTTACCATACCTTGTCGTTTTTCAATATGATTGCCAGTTCTTATTTTAAACTGGCTTCCGAGCAACCATCCGTTCATAAGCTGTGTTAACGCAGGTGGGTGATCCCACTCGTTAGTTCTTGTAATCACACCTTGTTTAGTAACGATTGATCCAGCACAGTTATATACTGTATTAACTTTTTCACAAAGATTATGTGATACCTGTTCGGCCGTTTTAGAATAATCACTTCCAGTTACAAAATGAACATTCTTATCAGAACACCAGTTGTCAAACCATGCAAAAAACTCTGGATCCATAGGCTGGCGACTTGGTGTTAAGGTTCCGTCTATATCGAACACGTAATGCACCATTAGTCTTCATCCGTTCTTAAGCATAGGATCGCACCGCCTTCTGGTACTTCAAAACTAGAAAGCAAGTCATCCATATGGAATTCGCACTGAGCACGGCTTTCATAAGTCTCTATATACAAGTACTTATTTTCACCAGCATCAGGGCCTGTCATAATTAACGTCTGTATGAATAGAGACCAAAACATTATTCTGCTCCAGTCCAGTGTAAACGATTATGAGCTTTACTCGTAAGTTGCTCAAGGCGATCCGCAATATGAACTAAACCAATGTGTCGCAAATCATTTACCATCTGCATGTCGGATTTGCAAATTGCTTCAAACTCTATAGTGGATGGGGATTTTGGCGTTGAATACGCTTCATAACCGGCGGCTGCTTCATCCTGGTCTTCAATGTATTCACCTGCTGTAGTAAATTTTAAATCTGCCATTATGCATTATCCTTAACTCGTTTACGCAAATCTGAAGTAGAAAAGCGATGTTCACGTTTATTGAAATATAAGCTAATACCGCGTTTCTTGCAAATATCTTTGCCAGTGAAGTCTAGCTCTTTATATTCCTCTCCTAGTATTCTAACATCAATGTGGTACATTGTCAATATATCTTCAACATCTTTTTCATTATTATAAGGAATAATTTCATCGACGTACTGAATAGCGTTTAGCTGAGTGTATCGTTCTACCACAGTCTGCACAGGAGAGTTCTTATCTGTGCGATCTAATGATGGATCCATCTGTAACCCACAGATCAAATAGTCACACTGCTCTTTGGCCTCTCTGAGCATCTGAACATGTCCGGCGTGCAACAAATCAAAAGAACTAAACGTTATTCCGTATTTCATCATTCCCCTTTACTTCTTCTAACTTTAGAATTATAATTAATTGCTTCTTCTAATATGCTAAAGGTTATACCTAATTGCTTAGAAGATTCTGATAAAGCGGCTGTGTCTTTTGGAAAGCAATGACCTCCAAATCCACGACTGTTACTCACACATGTGTGACTATACCCAATGCGATCATCCATACCAACGTAATGAGCTACTGTATTATAGTCTGCGTTGGCGTTTTCGCACAAGTCAAAAACTTGATTAAAGAAAGCAACCTTAAGAGCTAAGAAACTATTACGAACATATTTAGTAATGATTAACTCTTCTGGATCTACTGTTTCAAATTCTACACCAAGACTAGGCTGCAGCGTGTTAATCCAAAATGCCGAATTGTGACCACCAATTAAAATCATATCTTGATTCTTAAAATCTTCATAAGCGTGCTTAGCTCTTAAAAATTCTGGTGAAAACGAAACGTCTGACTTTGGAAAATCTTTCTTAAGCTGGCGCCATCCTTCAATACTAATAGTAGATTTAATAAGTATGGGAGTATCATTAGATATTGTTGAAACACATTCAAACACGTTGCCCATAAAGCAAGATCCATCAGAAGCTTCAGGAGTTGATACTGCAATAATTACCGCGTCCGCATCAACCCAATTGTTGTACCCTTTATGGGGATCGTAAATATGAACTTCGTGATCACTCTGTAAAGCAAGTGCATGCGCCATTCCAACAAAACCATATCCACAAATTAGAATTTTCATAGTTTACTTACAAACACTTTAAGAGTTCTTCCATCATCCTGCAAAGAATAATTAAGTTCTTCAACTGCAAGATCAAGATACTTTACATAAGCTCTACCGGTTTCATCAATCACTTCTAATCTAGAAATGTTTTTGGCATTGATCATTGTATCTAAATCAGTTGTTTCAGTTGTTTCACCGATGATCCAATCCATGTTCATAATATCTTTTGGTTCTTCTTCCATAATACGGAACAACTCACCATCTTTATCTTCGTAGCCTTTTGCTATTCCATATCCATAGAAAGTATATCCATACCCATCTTTTCTACAAACATAACAAGATCCAGATGAACCGTAAATGCGGTAATTTTCTTCGTCTTCTTCGACACGAACAATACCACTATTCATACGCCAACTATCACTGCCAATATAGCCGCCTGACCAACAACCAAATACTCTATAATGTGGATCTGTTCCGCCAATCTTAATTAGCATCCATTTATCTGGGTTATATAAACTCATTCGCTTTGCTTCCAATCTTTAATGAAATCCATCTTCTTTTCATCAGACCAGTCAGACAAGTAGTCGTTGTCGCGATTAAACATAAGCTTTACGCGGTCTTCATCTAAGATAAACGTATCAATAATAGATTCACCTAAGTAATGTTGAGAAAACTCTTTTATATCTTCCATAGAAACAGAATCGTTGGCCCACTCTACTTGCTTAACAGGATCATTCATAATATCAACGTCAGTATTAAGCTTCTGCAATTCGCTTACAGGAATAGCATATCGTTGCCGAAATTGACTAACTGTTGTCACTACTACATAGCGTTCTTCTGGTACAAAAATATCATCTTCACTGTTCATAAACAAATTCTCCATCTACTATTTTAAATACATCTTCAAGACCTGAAGATCGGATATACTGCCGACCTCCGTCTATCATCTTATCTTCAATAAAAATACAATCATGGTGAGATGAAGAATAGTACCATTCATTATCAGAACTCTTAATCATACCAAATTCAAAATCCTCTACTATATCAGCGTTTGTAATCATAAGCTTACCGAGATGGTTCTTATACAAACCAAAATAACGATTGCCAAACTCTGGATGTGGTGTTGATCTGTAAAAGATATCAGCTGGAAGATCACTAGCTCGAAGATCAGTAGTACATACGTACTTAATATCTACACCGTCTTTCTTTTCGTATATTTCAATTACTTTATCTATTTCAAAAATATTTGGATGTTTAATATCCATAACTGCATTCCTATCATTATTTAGATACTATTATAACACTAAAAGAAGACGGTGTCAATACTTATTTACTTATTTTTTAGATTTGCGAGGAGCTCGTTTCTTTGGCTTGGTATCTTCTTCTGGCTCATCAGTTTTAGCTTCAGTTTTAGCTTCAGCTTTATCAATCGCTGCTTCCATTACTGATACTTTATGCTTTAAACGTTCGATGATTTCGTCACCGTCCATCCAAATATCTTTGCTACCAAGAATAGAAGAAATTTCATCGTCAGTTAAGAAATCTGCGTATACGTCTCGCATTAGCTTTTCAGACCAACCCTTTTCGTGTGATAGACGATCATACATTTCGCCACCTTTACCCATTACTCCACTTGAATAGTTGTGGAACATAAACATCGAGTGTGGTGAAACTTCAAACTGATGACCTTGCAAGAAGATAAGAGTAGCAGCGCTCATACAAGCACCTTCTACTGATACTGATATAGTTGCGTCTGTTTCTTGTAGAACTCGCATAAACTGGATAGCTGTGAAAAGATCACCACCGCTAGAGTTAATATAGATTTTTATAATATCGTTTGCACTTGCGCTTCTAATAATATCGAACCATTCAATATATTCTTCAGGTGAATCAATATCACCGCTCAAATAGAACTCATGAATGTGCACTGCGTTTTTAGTAATGATTCTTCCGTTTTGACCACCTGCCGGTTTCATCAAATCCATGATGTCGATAGCTTTACTGCTTAATTTATTCATATGATGAATCTCCATGCTTTTTATATAATACTGTGGTGTTTATGCAGCTTCAGCTTCAATTCCCATTTTAGTTGCGAACATAAGTACTAACTGTTCTGGTCCAAAATCAAATGTATGGGTTTCTTCAGTTTCTTCTTCTTCAATGTAGCAGCCGTCACTGTCTACATATAATGTAGAAGATTCTTCTTCAAGAAGGTTCCAAAAGTGATTTTCATCTTTGTTCATATTGATTGTTCCTCTTATTGATTCATTAATACTATAATAACACATAGTACGTAGTTTGTACACAGTTACTTGTAAAAAACTGTCTTCATTTTAATAGGATTATCGCCGTGCGCATAGGCCGCAACAGATGTAGTACAGTCACCCATAAGACCTTTTAATAAAGCACGTTCTAAATCAGATTGGCGATGAGTTAATTCGTGGTCAAGTTGTATTACTTGTTCTATTGTGCTAGCGTCTGACTTCCTGCACTGCAAAGCAATAGTGCCTTGACCTACAGCAGGAATGATAGCTAATCTAGTATATGACCTTGCAATGCGAAGCGCTACCAAACCAGCTTCTGCTAGTACGATCGCATCATACTCGCCAGCGTCAAGCTTTGCTAAGCGACTATCAATGTTTCCTCTGATAGGCTTAATTTTTATCCCACGTCCAGAGTAAAGCTCTTCTAATTGCGAGATTCGCCTAGGACTGCTTGTTCCTAATGTACAGCCGTCAGAAATATTTCCAATCAGCACGTCGTGCGGCAAATTGCGTCTTAATGTTGAAGTAATTTCTAGATCTGGATGCTCAAAGTCTCCGGGCATATCTTTTAAGCTATGCACAGCAACATCAATCTCGTTATCAAGCAACGCCATTTCTAACGCAGAACAAAACACACCTTTGCCACCGATCTCGTTAACAGGAACGTTAGGATTTAAATCACCTAATGTTTTAATAACAACTAATTCAGATGCGAACGGAAGTGCCATTCTTACACGATCAGCATATGCTAATGCTAGCTTACTACCTCTTACTCCTACTCTAATCATCATGTCCATCTCACTGTTGGTGGAAGACTCATCAGAATCGCATCCATGTTACCTCCTGTTTTAAAACCAAAACGAGTTCCTCTATCATATAATAGATTGAACTCAACATATCGTCCACGTTTAATTTCTAACATTTCTCTATCTGCTTGAGAGTAATTCATCTCTAACGTAGGAGTAACAATAGATCGTATTAAATCATTAAATGTATTACCAACATCTTTTACAAAATCAAAGCTCATATCCTTTGGATCGTGGTACTCAAAGAACAGACCACCTACGCCACGTGTTTCTTTACGATGTGGCAAATAGAAATACTCGTCACATGCTTTGCTGAACTTAGGATAATACTCTGAATCGAATATTTCACACATATCTTTTAATTCGTTATGATATGATTCTTTATCGAATGGCATACAAGGAGTAACATCCATGCCACCACCAAACCATTCTTTAGTGCTTGTTTTTAAGTAACGTGTATTGAAATGCATTGCAGGAGCATGCGGGTTCCAAGGATGAAGAACAACACTGATCCCAGTAGCCTGATATTTATTGTGCTCTTCAGTGCCTGGAATTTCGTGTGCAAACTCAGGATCGAATTCAGATTCAATCTTAGAGAAGTTTACAGTTGCTTTCTCAAACACATCACCACGCAAAGTCATATGCCTTTGAGTCCATCCTTCTTTTCCTGTAGGCTCGTGGCTTTCCATTTCGCTATCTATATCTTCTATAGTGTGGCAAATGTTTTCTTGCAGTGTTTTAAACCAACTAGCATATAAATCAAACATCATTTGCTCCACCGTATCTTGCCATAGTGATCTTCGAATTGACGTATCAGTTCTTTATATGTAGTTATGCTTTCATCCTTTGTATTATCTAACCAATCTCCTAATGCGTTCCAATCTTCAGTACGCATTGGAGAAACACCGTACTCGTGCTGACCACAATAATATTCTTCTTCGTCTAACCCACGAATATCTATACGCCCACAAGAATATGATTCAGTAAAGTCTTTGTACTCTTTAGCAGGACCAAATCTTCCACTCGTTGTTTTTAACACGTAAGGTATGTCTCTATCTTCGTACCACTTAGTATTTACTGGTCCCATCCAATTTGTGCTATAACTAATCATTCGAATTTATTCCTCACGGTATCAATAAAGTACTGCACATTAGCAGGCGGTGTCGTCTTATATATGCCATGTCCAAGACCGCAGATCCAACCAGTAGTATCAACACCATCTAAAGTATCGAGCCACTTATCTAGTTCATAATGGTACAGCTTGTTCTCTAATAACATATGGCTTTCATCGAAGTTACCTTGCACAAAACCATTCTTATGTGTCTGTAATGTTTTAGGTAAGTTTTCACTAGAATCAATACCGATGCCACACCAATTCATTTTCTTTACTTTGGGCAGAGTACCATTCGGTAAAGCACGAGAATAATAACCAACACCACCTATATCAGAAAGCTCTTGTAGTATCGGCAAATATACAGTTTCATAATACTTTTTGCTAACATTATGCAAGCCACTATCAAAAATCATAACGACATCAGCGCCAGCATCTTTCTGAGCTCTAATACTTCTAGCCATCAGCGGAATAATAACTTCTTTAAGATACATCGTTTTGAAATCGTTACTTACTTTATTAGTACCAAGTGCATAGTTCAATACACTCCAAGGACCACCAATAAATCCGATTAGACTCTTACTAGATGGAAGTAAATCACGCGTTAAAGCTATAGCAGTTTGCTGAAACTTTAAATGATCCATTGCTTGTCTAAAGTCAGAATGGTCTTTCCAGTTATCTTCGGTTAGATTAAACTCAAACTTAGGTGCGGGATCAAACTTTACAGGGATGCCTAGTCCTTCGACGTGCCAAAGAATATCACTAAACAAAATAGCAGCATCAAAATCAAACTCTTTAATAGGCAACATAGCAACATCAGCTGCTACTCGTGGCAACTTGCACATTTGCTCAAAGTTATATTTTTGCTTTATTTCCATGTAAGAAGGCTGATACCTACCAGCTTGTCGCATCATCCAAATAGGAGGACACGGCTGTTCTATTCTATTAACAGCATTTGTAAACTTAGTCATTTGTCCATATTACTCCCAACGATAAAAAACGTGCTTACCAATCGTACCAACCATCTGAAGGCTAGAAGCCCAGTATGGATTAACGTAAGTAGCGTGATAGTGAGTTGCACCTTCTGAGATGCCACGATATTGATCGTCAGCAAGTATTGAATACGCGATATATTGCGCTTCGTACCAGCTGTCCATATCTCGTGGTTTGTCAGCTTTACCATCGCAGTACCAAGAGAATTGGCAATCACTGCGGCCTGGTTTGTAACCGTCTTGCACCACACCGCAAATAGTAGCAGGATAGCGACGGTCTAGAGTTCGGTTGAGTACAACATCAGCAACTGCAGCTTTGTCTGCTAGATTGCTTCCACGTGCTTCGTAGTACACGTTTAGAGCTAAACAGGTGGCTTCTGTATCTTCAAAGACTTCATCTACACGGCTTGCAGTAGCATTACCAGCTACGGAAGTCAAACCTGTGATAAGCATTGATGCGATGACTGTTGTTGGAATAATGTTTTTCATTGGTTATACCTCATTTTGTATAAGACTATTATACATCATCTAAAAACAAATGTCAACCATTATTTAAGTTATTTAGCAAGTTTTTTATGCGCCATAACATAGTTTTTGTGCTTACATCATCAGTCCAGTAGCTTTCTGTTGAAGTTAAGTCTGTAAGTACTTCGCGCAACATTGAGTTCTCATCCCGCAGAGAATCATTATCTCTGCGGAACAAGTCTTTTTCTTTTTTAAGATGACCGATTTCTAGCTGAAGATGTTCAACCGTTCTTTCGTTTACCTTTAGTATTGCCATTATTCTTTACACCATATTTCTTTAAAAATGCGTAGTCACTAGCATATGCACGTTTGATAAAATCAATCTGCTCTTCAGTAAAGTCTTGGCGCGTGATTTCTTTTTTAGTAACGTTATGCATTGCGGTTATATCAAAGTAATCATTAACTTCTGATTTCAAAACAACTTTAATGTTTTCGAAATTCTCAGTATCAATGAATCTACATTGTGGATGAAAATGGTGTACCTGATGCCCAGACGTAATCTTATTCAAATTAGTAAAGAACAACTCGATCTTTTCTGGCTTTGATAAAGATGCGATATCCTTACCAAACGAATTAAAGACGTCTTTACCATAATCGGCGTATCGCTGGTCTTCAGTAAGATATACATTGATTAACGAAATAAATCTAGTAATAGGATCTGTGAAAATCATCAAAGGCGTTTTCTTTTCTTCGATAAACCGGTTATACATCCTTGTATCACGCATAACTTGTCTACGCAAAGGAAAGCTTTCTTTAATAGTAACTGAACAACTTCTTGGGACTTCAAACCAAAGTTTCTCGTTGTTATCTTCTAGATCATACATCAGAGGCCATTCAAGTTTTTGGCACCAATAACAAGAACAGTCATTGAACGCGTAGTCTTGATCGAGCTTAACTGACGGCAACAAGAAATCCTTAACATCTTGCATATCAAATATTTTTTGAGGAAGGTTTGCAACAGGGTATCTTTTAAGAATATGATCTTCATTACTATCTGGTGCAACGTTACCTTCAACAGGTTCTGTAGAATCTACAAATTTCTTATAGTCTGAATAGCCGCCTTCAGTATGCCATTTAAAACTATCAAATGCGTGAGCGAAAGAATCTGCCTTTGTTTGGCGTTGAGCACTAGTGCCCATCCAAGCAAAATGCCATCCCATATCTTCTTGTACAACACCTTCATTAGTTGGAAAACGAATTGGTATAGCAATGTTACCACAACGAATATTACTAATTTTGCAGTGTTGTATTTGTTCTTTGGTAGCAACAAACATTGCACGTTTCCAAATAACAGGGCGGCCATCTTGATGATGAATACGCAAGTCAGCGCGTCCTTGTAAATATACTAATGGAATCTTGACGATAATATTAGGATGATTGTGCGCCATCCTAGCTAACCAGTGTATATGCTTAGGATCAATAATCTCATCAGCGTCACCATAGATGAACACATCACGCTTATCAAAATCTTTTAGGCCAGTCATTACAGCGTCTTTTTGCAGACGTTCGCGTACACGAGCTAATAGCGATTCTTTGTTCTTAGAATTATTACCAGCATTTCTTCTATCAATATCTAAGATTTCCAAGTCTTCAGTTTCTGGAATATCATGCTCGATATAGATAATCTTTTCAATAGGTAGACCAAGCTTACGAGCAACCTCGGGAAACTTTCGTTCCACGGGTTGCCCACTATGTGTCTTGTTCGATTCAACGATAATAAATTTATCTACGTGGTCCTTTAAAAGGTTTACACGCAATTTAAGCAGCTCTTCTCCATAAGGAGCGAACCAAGGGAAACAATCCACAACTTGCATATTAGCCTCTTCTTTCCAAAACGGTTAGTCCATTATTATTTGTTTTATGCATCTTGAACTTCCAATGAGGATTCGCAATTACAAAATCAATAACTGCTGGCAGCAATCCTTGCCCAGCCATAGCTTTACGATTAGGATTTTTAGCCCAATCAGCTTGTTCATCACGAACACCGTATGTATGAGTATCATGGAAAACCAGATATTTAGACGCGGCGTTACCGTGAATTTTTAGCTCCTCGCGCAATTGCTTTTGTGAATGCCAAGTATCAATAAAGAGCAAGTCTGTAGGATCAATGAGAATACCAAGTGTATTGCCCCGTACATAATCAACATCTTTGCCACACTTACGTGCCATATTAAACAATTGATCTAGAGGCTCGTGAATCTCTAAATCGTATGCCCTGAGTGATAATTGCTCACGCAAGAAAACCTTTGTACTAGATCCAAACCTGCTACCAAACTCAGTAACGTGTGTGCAATCTTTTGCCAATTTAGATAAATCATGCAAGTGCTCACTAATATCAGACGGAGTACTTAATTCGTCTTGATACTCTTTTTCAATAATTCTTTCCCAATCTTTCATATTCATACGTCTAACCACCTTCTATTTTCTAATGTCCACTTAACCACTTCAGCAATACGTTGTTGTACAGCAGTTGGTTCCCATCCCATTTTCTTCATGCGTTCACCGCTAAGTGCATAGCGAAGATCGTGACCTGGGCGTGAAGAATGGAAATCTTGCATTTGGTACTTCAATTCTTTACCTTGTGCATCAGCAATCATTTGTGCTAACTCTAAGTTAGATAACTCAGTTGCACCGCAGATATTAAACTTAGGACATTTAACACCGTTATTATTCTGTGTATCAAGAGTAAGATCTGATTTAAGCAAGAACAAAGTAGCGTCTGCAACGTCTTCAGCATGAATATAATGACGTGAACCGGCAATTGTTTTTGTTTCATCAGAGTGAATTGTTACCATACCACCATCTCGTACATTACGAATAGTCATAGGGATAAACTTCTCAGGATGTTGACGCTCACCAAATACGTTCATAGTATGTGTAATATAGATAGGCATGTTATATGTGTTTTGATATGCTACACAAAGCTCTTCAGCACCTGCTTTAGAAGCTGAATAAGGATTGGTTGAATTGTAACGATCGTATTCGTCGTAGTTAACACCTTCTGGTGCAGGACCAAATACTTCGTCTGTTGAGAAATACAAGAAACGTTCTAGATTAGTTTGCTTACGCGCAAATTCTAAGATATTACACGTACCAACAACGTTATCCATTACAAATTCCATTGGGAAGTCAATAGACCGATCAACGTGAGAACCTGCTGCTAAGTGAGCAATAACATCAATTGGACCAATATCTGCAACGAGCATTGGATTGAATTCTGCTTTTAAGTCATGAAAGATTGTACGTAAACGCTTGCGTTCTTCTGCTGTTCTTTCTTGCAAAAGATCGTGCAGTCGATTAAGATTTCCACTGTAATCTAAACGATCTACAGTAACAATTTCCCAATCAGTGGTTTTTAGTACTTGGTTGATTAAGTGGTGAGCAATAAAGCCTCCGCCACCTGTAATAAGGATTCTCTTCGTCATAATATCTCCGTCATCAAAAACATGTTATAATGGCAATCACTTGTTAACAGAGGTGATTGCCGTATTGTGTTTATTTATTTACTTTAGCCAACCGATTTTTTCACCGGCTTTAATACGGCGTTCTGCTTCTGCTCTTGATCCAGGATAACGTGTAGCCCAACCAATAATCAATGCGAACGTGATACCCATATAAATTGTAGCTTTTACGTTAGCAACTGTAAGGAAAAATACCACAAGGGAAGAAGTCATGACTGCTACCATAAGATATTTTGCCGCTGTTGGGTATACTCGATATGTTGACCAGTTTTTAATAAACGGGCCGAATCGTGGATGATTCATAATCCAAGCATGAAATCTTGGACTTGATTTTGCAAAACAAAATGTTGCACCAAGAATTGGAGTACTCCAAGGTAGCCCAGGAATTAATACTCCAAGATAAGCTACACCTACAAGAAGAACTCCCAGTGTGAGCCAAAACGCTTTTTTAATTTTATTCATTCTATATTTCCTTTAACTTCATTTTAAAACTTCTTTCAATGCCTCTACTAACTGTATCATCATTACGTCGTTGTGGAATGGTGTAGGAGCAATTCTTAGTCTTTCAGATCCGGCAGCAACGGTTGGCGAGTTAATCGCTTGAATGTATATGCCATACTCATTTAAAAGACGATCACTTGCGGTTTTACATTTAAACGCATCATTTACCATTACAGGAACAATATGAGTACATGAGCTTTCATGGACTAGTATATCAGCTTCAGCTAACATTTCTTTTAGCTTTGTTGCACGTTCTTGATGCTTATCTCTTAGTTGAGGATTGTCACGGAGATATCTGATAGATGCCAAGGCTCCGGCACAAATGACCGGACTAGTTGATGTGGTGAATATAAACCCACTAGCAACACACCTAACAGCATCAATAATATTAGTATTCCCGACAATATACCCGCCTTGAACGCCGAACGCTTTACCCAACGTACCATTGATTATATCAACCCTATCTGATAATCCTAGTTTTTCAATCCAACCAGCACCCTGTTCACCGTATAGACCAACAGCATGAACTTCATCAATATAAGTAATTGCGTCATATTTATCTGCAAGATCACAGATAGCTTCCATTGGACTAATATCACCGTCCATAGAATAAACAGACTCAAATACAACACAAGGAATATGTTTTGCTTTTACTGCAGCTTTAAGTTGTGCTTCTAAATCATATAAGTTATTATGTTCAAAAACTTTTTTAGCAGCACGACTATGCGACATACCAACAATTAATGAAGCATGGTTTTTACTATCAGAAATAAAACAAATGTTTGGAATAATTTTACTTAGAGCAATAAGAGCCCATTCATTAGCAACGTAAGCACTTGTAAATAACAAAGATGCTGGTTTACTATGCAGACTAGCAAGCTCTCTTTCAAGTGTTACGTGGTATTGTGAAGTTCCGCCGATATTTCGAGTACCACCAGAACCAGAGCCAGATTGATCTAGCGCAGTGTGCATAGCACTAATTACATATTCGTTTTGACCCATACCAAGATAGTCATTTGAACACCAGTTTACGATGTTCTTAGGAGCATATTTGCCATACCATATAGCTTCGGGAAAGGCTCCACGTTCTCTAAGAATGTCGTTAAATACTCTATAACGACCATCTACTTGAAAATCTTTTACTACGGCATCAAAATATTTTTCATACATTATAACGAGAATCCTGTGAATGTGTCTTTATCGACATCTTGTTTTGTACCACCTTGAACATAAGAAGTGATTTCTGTTTCTTGTGGAGCTACTTGAACGTCAGCTCCTGAAATCCACTTTTGTGTCCACGGTAACGGATTAGATTTAATAGTGTAAGGTGAAGTAAGTTTTACGTTAGTCATACGACGTGTCGCAATGAATTCAATATATTGAGAAAGTAACTCAGTATTTAAACCAATCATAGATCCGTCTTTAAATAGGTATTCAGCCCATTCTTTTTCTTGATCAACTGCATCAACAAACATCTGAGTACATTCATCGCGTGTTTCTTCTTCAATCTTCACAAAATCAGGATCTTCTTGCTTAAGCAATTTTAGCATCATTTGAGTAGATGCAAGGTGCAAGTTTTCATCACGAGCAATAAGCTTAATGATCTTGGCGTTACCTTCCATTTTCTTCAATTCAGCGAATGCCCACGAACAAGCAAACGAAACATAAAAACGTACACCCTCAAGAATGTTAACACTCATTAGTGTAAGATATAGAAGTTTCTTTAATTCGTAAAGATCAATTACAACTTTTTTACCATTAACTGTATGAGTACCAAGACCTAAAAGATTATAGTAACCAGCTTTCTCAATAAGATCATCATAGTAACCTGAGATAGAATCAGCACAGTCTACAATTTCTGGCACATCAAGCATTCCGTCAAAGATCTTAGATGGATTAGAATAGATGTTACGAATGATGTGAGTGTAAGAACGACTATGAATAGTTTCAGAGAACGTCCAAGTAATGATCCAATTTTCAAGTTCAGGCAACGAAACAATAGAACCAAAGGCTTCAGCTGGAGCCCGTCCTTGAACACTATCTAACAGAATCTGACGTTTCAAGTTAGAAGTAAAGATGTGCTGTTCATGTTCTGTTAGTGCTTTAAAGTCTTTTGCATCTTGGTAGATGTCAACTTCTTCTGGACGCCAAAAGAAGCCTAGTTGTTTATCAGTCAGTTGATCAAACTGCTTGTACTTTAGTGTATCATAACGTTGAATGGTTGGCCCACCAGTTGGATCCAAAAAGGACGCAACTGAAGTATGGTCAACGCGGTTATTCACATCAAAAACGCTCATCTAAATTTTCCTTTGAATTCTATTTCTTGTATTATATTATCATCATTTAGCTGAACTGTCAACATTTAAATTGTACAACTTTCGCAATCATCCTCATCTAATTCGCCCTGAGGCAAGTCAGTCATTTTGTCTGTATCAAGTTCACCTTGACCATCGAATGTGTTGAAGTAGTAAAGTTGCTTACCACCGTATTTATAGAACATTAGCAAGTGCTGTAGAAGAACACTCATTGGAATCTTTTCATCTTCAAAGTATACTGGATTGTAACTTGTATTAACTGAGATACCTTGATCGATATACTTCTGCAATACTGCCATAATCTTTAAATAACCTTCAGGAGACTTTTGATCCCATAGTAAATCATATTTGTTTTTAAGCCTACGATACTCTGGCACAACCTGTTTAAGAACGCCGTGCTTACTTTGTTTAACACTAATAAGACTACGTGGTGGTTCAATACCGTTAGTAGCGTTTGCAATCTGCGCAGATGTTTCACTAGGCATAAGAGCCATAAGAGTAGAGTTACGAATACCCGTAGCCTTAAGCTGCTTGCGTAGACCTTTCCAATCCATACGTTCTTTATGCTTAACCAATTCGTCAAGATCTTTTTTGTATGTTTGGTTAGGAGTAATGCCTTGTCCGTATTTAGTTTCATCAGCACCTGAAATGCTACCGAACTCAATAGCAAGATCTGCTGAAGCTTTAATAAGATAGTATGACCACGCTTCTGCGTATTCATCGATGAGTTCTAAGCCCTCTGGAGTGATATCTTGATAGCTTAAATCATGCTTGGCAATCCAATAGGCAAAGTTAATAATGCCCACTCCAATAGGTCTACGCTTCATAGTCGACAGTTCTGCAGCAATTACAGGGTAGTTTTGATAGCTTAATAGAGCATCCAATCCGCGAACTGCAAGGTTACAACACTTCTCAAAATCAGCAGGAGTTTTAATATTACCCCAGTTAATAGCTGAAAGAGTACATAGACTAATCTCACCTTCAGTATCATTAATATCGTTCAAAGGCTTAGTTGGCAATGTAATTTCTGCGCACAAGTTACTTTGACGAATAGGAGCAAGTTCTGGCAAGAATGAACCATGATCGTTTGCATTATCTACGTTTTGCAGATAGATACGACCAGTGTTTTTACGCTCATCCATAAAGGAACTAAACAACGATGCAGCTTTGATTGTTTTCTTACGTAGTCTTGTATTACGTTCTGCCTTTTCATATAGTTCACGGAAAAGATCTTGATTCGCATAGAACGCGTCGTACAAGCCTGGAACATCGCTTGGTGAAAACAGAGTGATATCACCACCAGTAATTAGACGTTCATACATCAACTTATTAAACTGTACACCGTAATCCATATGACGAACACGATTATCTTCGGTACCTTTATTGTTTTTCAGTACAAGAAGATCTTCTGCTTCAAAGTGCCAGATAGGATAATAGATTGTTCCAGCACCACCACGTACACCACCTTGTGAACATGATTTAATAGCTGTTTGAAAGTGCTTATAAAATGGAATAACACCAGTGTGATAAGCATCGCCTTTACGGATAGGAGTACCAACTGCGCGAATTGATCCTGCGCCAATACCAATACCAGCCTTTTGGCTTACATATTTTACAACGGCAGATGCAGTAGCGCTAATGCTGTCAAGAGAATCGCCAGTTTCAATAAGAACACAGCTACTGAATTGACGTTGAGGCGTACGAACACCAGCCATAACAGGAGTTGGCAAACTAATGTCGTGTAGAGAAATAGCATCGTAATAATCCTTTACATATTGCAGTCTAGTTTCTACTGGATAGTTATGGAACAGTGTAGCTGCAATAAGAATATAACACATCTGAGGTGTTTCAAAGATCTCACCACTAACACGGTTTTGAACCAGATATTTGCCACGAAGCTGTTCCATAGCAACATAAGTTAAGTGTTCATCTCGTTCGTGCTTAACGAAACCATTGATCTTATCCCACTCATCAGAAGAATAGTATGCACTTAGTTCAGGATCATAGAATCCACGAGTAGTATTTTGAATCACTAAATCATGTACGTGAATAGGCTCGTACCCATCATATACTTCTTTACGCAACGCGTAGTTAATCAAACGACCACCAACAAACTGATAGTTTGGAGTGTCTTCGTTAATAAGATCAGCTGCTGCTTTAATTAGTGTTTCTTGGATTTCAGAAGTCTGCATTCCATTGTAAAATTGGATTTGACTTTGAATTTCTATTTCAGATGGGCTAACGCCAGTAATACCTTCACATGCATGGAATACAACTTTATGAAGCTTTTCAACATCAATTAGTTCCTTTGTTCCATCTCGCTTCGTAACTTGAATCATACTCTTTCCTTATAATATATCTATATCTGGTTCTTTATTTATATTGCCATTACAGCTTTAATTGTATCATGATGCAAGTATTTTGTCAACACAAATTTACTTACTGAATCAAGAGGATAATCGTCTTGCAATGATAACTTGAACGATTTATCAATATTTAGTTCTGGTGCTGGGTATGGAGCTCGCGACAACTGTTCGTTTACTTGCTCAATATGATTATTGTAAATATGAGCATCGCCAATGCTATGAACCAATTCACCTACTTCTAAACCACACTCTCGTGCTATGATATGGGTAAGCAAAGCATATGACGCGATATTAAACGGTACACCAAGAAAAGCATCTGCGCTTCGTTGATATAGTGAACAGCTCAATTCTCCATCATACACTCTGAATTGACTCATAACGTGGCAAGGTGGAAGCGCCATTTTATCTGTTTGGTTAGGATTCCATGCACTTAAAATCAATCTACGACTATTTGGATTAGTTTTAATCTCGTTTATTAACCATTTGATTTGATCAACACTCTCAGGAATTCCAGGGAAGTACTCACCAATTTTACCGAATGATCTCCACTGATGACCATAAACAGGTCCAAGCTCTTTGCGCACAAAGGAATTGTAATAGCCAAGTTCTTTGCCTTGGTTATCTGCGTTATCAGTCCAAATAGTTTTCTTGCCTTGCAACTCTAAAGTACTTTTACCGTACGTAAGTTCAGCTAAACGGCGTTCGTCAGTACTACCTTCGAGGAACCACAGTAGTTCTCCAACAACTGATTTCCACGCAAGTTTCTTTGTAGTTACTGCAGGAAAACCATCTTGCAAATTAAACCGCATCTGATGGCCAAAAATAGAACGTGTACCAGTTCCAGTACGATTATCTACGTCTTTGCCTGATTCCATAATGACGCGTAGTAATCTTTCATAATCAAACATTATTTTTCTTCCATTTTGTAATTGTTCCAAAGTCTTTATCATCAATATCAGCTGGATAAAACATTTTTTCAATTTGTGTCCTTGGCAAACGAACATCGCAATCGTGAAAACCACCAACGTTATTCAACCAAAGTTCATCAATATAAAATAGCATGCTATTAATTAACTGTGCACCACCAATAATCCAGATATCTTGTGCTGGTAATTCGTGATTTGATCCGCTTGGAAGGATTGAGATTAATTCTTCCATAGTTACTACAACAGAACCAAGAGATTCCTCACTCAGTTTGTTTGTAGTAACGATTACGTTTAAACGATTCGGTAGTGGTTTAAGTGAAGGAGGTAAACTTTCCCAAGTATGACGCCCCATAATAACGGTTTGCCCATCAGTACACGCTTTAAACCATCGCAAATCATCACTGTTTTTGGCCCACGGTAAATCACCGTCTTTGCCAATTCCCCACGCATCATCGTGCGCTAATATGCCTCTAATCAAGTTCTTCTCCATGACTGAAATTTTAATTCGGCTTGTAAGCCTTTATAAGTATGATCTTCAATAAGTTTTTCTACGTTTAATCCAGCAAGGTGCATATCATTAATATCTTTGCCTGGAAGATTTTCTGGCCATATACAAATGCTATAGCCGTTTTTAATTACTTTTTCCATACGCTTGTGGATTTCTTTATTACGCGGTTCTGAATCAAAAACATATATCGCATTTTCATTTGCTGAGTTACCATTGCCCTCTGCACCATTCATAGAAATAGCATTTTCAAGAAACATACTATCGAGAGCACCTTCGACAATATAATATGGATGTTGAAGATTAACTTTGTCTAAGCCAAATATCTTTGGACGTTCATCAAACATTATAGTTATATATCTGATTCCCTTAGGATTAAACCCACGAGCTGATACACCAAAGATCTTGCCGTTTTCATCAAGGAAAGGAATTACTAGTCTTGGTTCGTCTTTACCAATTTTTGCTGGATCAAATTTGTTTGGGATGATTTCGTTAATCCATGTCATAAAGTGACGAGCATAGAATAGACGATAGTGATGTGCTGGCGGGATTTGACGCTTAGTGATATATTTCTTTATGGGATGCTCGTGTGAAAGCTGGCTGATCTTTTTAAGCTTCTTAAGAGGATCATTTGATTTAGTAAACACTGGAGCTTTTGTTTTAAACGCTTCGTCTGGAGCTTCTTTCTTAGTATCTTTAGTAGACGTATTTGCTACAGATATAAACTTCTCAGCAATATAGTCGTTATACAATAAAGGATCGACTGTTTTTAGAAAGTTATTGAAGCTATGAGATGCACCGCAGTTGTGGCAATAATAAGAAAACTTGTTGTCACGTTCTAGTAACCAACCACGAGCCTTTGAACGAGACTTTTGAGAGTCACCGCACAATGGGCAGCGAAAGTTGATTTTGTATGGAGCGGTATGTCGTATTTTGAAGTGATCAAGACGACCAGAAAGCATCTGTGCGTATTGTATATCAATAAATTCTGCCATATTATAAAGTTTTCCACTAGATCATTATATAAGATCCATTATAACCTATAAAGTCTACAATGTCAACATATATTTTGCGTTACATTACAAAGGATATTAGATCTATTATATACTAATCTAGTGAAGGTGTCAACTTAAAAAAGGCCTGTCCATTTAATATTTGCAGCAACAAAGATAGCTACAGCACCAATACCAGCGATGTACCACTTCCACTGCTCTAGGAGTTTAATGCGGTCATCTATCTTAGATAAGCGAAGGTCTAGTGCGCCATTCATCTTTCCAAGCTGTAGCATTATTTCTTCATTTCGTTCTTTACGGTTTTGGTTAGTTTCTTTTGCCACTCTTTGGTGGTCAGCATAAGCAGACTCTCGCATTTCTTCTAAACGGACGCCGATTGCTTGAAAGCGAAGCACATCTTCTTCTTTGTGCTCTCCCATACGCCTTTCCATGTAATCTATTTTAGCTGAGACGGCCTTTGCAGCTTCATCTTGCACCGCAACGGCCTTTGAGATTGAATTCATAGTATCAAGGGCAGTATCGAACCTACCGAAAAATCTCTCAATTTGTTTGAGATCTTTCTTTATTAAAGCAACATCTGTTGTCAAGTTAATATCTTGATTTGCCACGTTTTCGTTCCTTATAATTGATAAAACCCCAATGTACGAATACTTGGGGTTTAATGTTATACATTAGTATCTGGTTATATTTATTCTTCCCAGACCCTCTCGTATAAAATAATTACTTGTTTTTGCTGTTTAATATATGCTTGAATATCTGCAAGGTTTAGTGCTATATCTTCATACCCCTTTGCAGTCAACGCAAATAAAACTTTGTCGTCTCTTAAATCTGTCATTACTTCTTCAAAGTTATCCGCAGTAACAATAATGAAATCTACATCTCTTAAAGTAAGTTGGTCTGGCTGTGATACTATAGGTTGTGGAGGGGTAACGTATTCAGTTTCAGTTATTATCTTGGCTGGTGGCTGTACTGGATTCGACGAGCACGCCGCTAGCGATAAGATCATCATAAATCCAAGGACATTCACTATTAAATGCTTTGCCATTCGTAGCACTCCTTTCATTTTCTGTCAAAGGTGCACCAGACTCTAGTTCAAAACACCTGAATGCTTTTACTGATGCTGTATTAATAACTCTTTCAACCAGGGCAGGTTTAGCAGCAGCAAGTGCGCCAATGTCATGCCGACCTAAACGATTTTGGAGTTGGTTTTTTTGTTCACGTATTGTGTTAAAGCTGCTTTGTAATGCTTCGAAATTTTCGCGTTGCGATTCGAAGTTAGCTTCCATCCGAGCAATAGTATCAATGTTCTTTTGATTAGCTTGCTCTATTTGCTCAACGTTTGCCGTGAGCTGTGCGTTGTACGCAGTTAATTCCATGATAGTAGCTTGAGTGGACTTATAATACAAAGCACCACCACCAGCTACTACCATGAGAATCATTCCGACATATAAAAATGAGGGCATAATAATATTAAAACGACTAGGTCGTCTTATTTACCTTTCTTCAAGAAAGCAGGCTTATCATCATCTTCGTCTTCATCTTCGTCTTCATCTTCTTCGCCTTCCACATCATCTTCGTCTTCATCTTCGTCGTCTTCATCTTCGTCAGCTTTCTTAGCTTCCATGATTTCAACGTACTTTTCTTCAAGACGGTTCTGGATACGTAATTCGATTTCTTCTGCAAATGCGTCCTTCATTTCTAATGGACGTCCTGCCATTGCTTCCGCAACAATTTTCTCTAAAGACATATTAATTCTCCTTTGTGATTAGTTTAATTCTGATGGATCTATTTATCAACCGAGTAACTTTGATTGTGTAGCTGGACCGACAATGCCGTCAGCAACCAAACCATTAAGCTTCTGCCATTTTTTAACACTTGTTTGTGTACCAAAGCCAAAGTCTCCATCAGCTGTAATACCAAGTGCTTTTTGCATTGCTGCAACATCATCACCCTTATCTCCTTTACGGAGGGTACGTAATGCAGTTGAAGCCTTAGTTGTTGTTTTAGGAACACTTGCTCCACCTAAGATAGCTTTAGCTGCTTCATAACGACGGTTACGGTCTTCTAAACCAATTGTACCACCATTAATAGCTTTTGTCAACCCTAGATTATCATCTCTATCAGCAAAACGTTCTAGTCTGTTTGTTTTCCAAAACCAGCATGCTGATTCCATAGCACCCTTAGGAGTTGCTACGTATTCTGCTGCTTCTTCTGTTCCGATTCCGATTGACTTTGCAAATGCTGCATAATTATTCCGGCCTGTAAGTTGCTTAATACCGCGGCCCCTAAATCTCCACCCATCCCCAGCGTTGGTGTTGCCAAGAGCGCCACGTTTAGATCTGAATTCATCTTGGTAGACATAGTTAGCAATCTTTTCAGGCTTGCGAGCATATTCTTTAGCATCTCTTTTTCCTTTTCCGAAGTAGCGACCGAATACAGCATTAAGCGCTTTTTCGCTGTAATTAATATTCTCTTCTAATTTAGTAAAGTCTAATGATTCGTGTGCGCATTGCGCCATCATACCAGCAATACGATTAGCTGTATTGATCTCGTATTTTTCAAACATAGGAACTGCGGATTCATACCATGATTTGGCATCCTTGTTCTTTGGAATCATTGCACTGAATTGTTCTAGCGTAATCATTTTGGTACTCCCATAATATCTCTAAGTCTTTTCTTGTTTGTTGATTTGTTCTTGCTGGTCCATTTCTTTTGACCTGCTTTAGACATATGTCCTGCGTCCATGCCAGCAACATTGCCGCCACTAACGTTATTTGTTGGTTCTTCTTCTAATTCTGGCTTAGTGTTAATAACTGATTTTTTTTCATTTAACTCAATAAAAAGGTTGACATTCTCTGCAAGCATGGTATAATTGACATATCGGTCATTAAATATAGATAGAGACTCTTCTAATTGTTCTTCAGTTAAATCTTCAGTAAGCATTGATTCATCAGTAAACACTTTATATTCTTTGATTAGGAATAGTGCTGCAGCATATGATGCTATCTTAGAACTACCACCAGGTGCCTTTGCTAACAACTTCTTAAGATTCATAACCATAACATCAAAAAGGCCAAAAGCCTTTTTCTGCTTTGATGTACGTTCTTTTTTCTTTATTAGAACAGTACCACTTTTATCAATCACGCCTTCTTTAAAAGCATCCCACTTTTCAAATGGTGTAGCTAATCTACGGACGAATTGATATACTAAAAATAGATCGACGAACATGCGTCAAATTCCTTTGAGTAATATTGATATAGAATCATCAGAATCTATATTTTGTTTAGCTAAAACTACATCGTCATACTGAATAACCAGTGGCATGTAATTTAAGTATTCTACGAACGGCTTTAAACAATCGTGAAACTCATGGAGCTTCATGAAAAGCATATTTGTTGCTTCTGGACCAAAAACGTTATAGATAATAATCAAGTGATTCAGAATCAACCTTTCCTTAAGGTCTGCATCGTGCCTATATCTACCAAAAAGTTTTCGTAAATATTGGAATCGCTTTAAATCTTCCTCAAACTCTGAAATATCAGCGCATTGAGGATTGTCATAATGTTTCGATGCAAACAACAGAAAGGTTGATTCTGTTAATATCATATTATACTATATCTCTTATGCGTCTGCGACGATTGCATCTTCAACTGCTGTATCGCCAGTAACACCCAAGTCGCCAGCAGCAACTGCGGTTACTTTCATTGGTACTAGGCATTCAGCGTGGTGACGTGTACCATCTGTGTGGTATAACCACCAACCTGGACCAGTAATACCTTTTGCACGGTTAGCTGGAACAGCTGCCTCGGTAAGGTCAACGAAGATTGCGTTATCGCGATCGTTTGATTTGTTTGTGTTAGCTGCAGCATCTTCTAACCATGTTGGTACGGAAGCTAATGCGTCGGTCTTTCCCCATAGTGCCATTGTAATTCTCCTTAAGGTTTTTCTTATTGTTATTTATTAGTTTTTTCTGGTTTACTTCTAGCAGCTTCTTTAGCAGCTTTAAGCCTTGCTGCAGCCGCTGTAATTCTAGTCCGGTCTGCAGCTTTCTTAGCAACTGCAGCTTTCTTAGCTTTAATCTTATTATCAAACTTGTCCGCTTTCGCGTCAGCAGCATCTGCTCTACCAGAAACAGAAACTCGGTTAGCAGCCTTTTTAGCAAGACGAGCAGAACCTACAACAGCTTTAGCTCCAAGCTTAAATGCACCACCGATTGCCTTACCGATCAACTCGTTAATTTCTTCTTCAGTCATATTTTCTAGTTGATCTAGAGAAATATTGTTTTCATTAATATACTGCGCTGTTAAATCATTAGTTTCAGATTCACTATATGATTTTAGTCTAGCAGCGTTTTCAGCTCGTTTTTTCACAAGATCTGCTTCGTATTCAGCAGAACGTTTTTCTCTATGTTTAGCAAGAGCATCACCTGATAGCTTGTTAGATAAGTGTGCTTTACCACCACTATTGTTGCCACTCTTGCCACCGTTATAAGCGCCAGCTTTAGCCGCTTGGTCTGATGCACTTGATCTAGCTTCATCTAAAGATTCATTGCGCTTAGACTTTTGATATTCGTTGTACTCTTTACGCTTCTTGTCGTTAGCTGCTTTTTCTTCTGGAGTCATGTCTGAAACTTTCTTAGCTTCATCAAGACCCATGCCAGCTTTAACTTTCTTTTGACCAAACTTAATACGTAGAAGATCTGAGATAGCGCCTTGTTTGTCGTATGACTTTAAGTCTACAGCACCACGTTGTGCTTGCCCGACCATCTTACGCAAATCAGCAATAGATTTCTTCTTTAGTAATAGATACTCTTTATAAACATCACTAGATTTATCAGCCATAGCTTCTTCAAGGTCTACACTTTCGTAACCCATCTTCTTGCGCCATTGCTTATTAATAGATGTACCTTTAGGTTTAGCTTTCTTGTCAGCTTTTTCTTTATCAATAACACTAAGAGCTAAATGCTTTTTGGCAGCACCTGGATCATTCTTCTTATTCATATCATTGCGCTGTTGGGCTTTTTTAGCTCTATAATCACTAACTTTTTTACCACGACCGAAACCAAACGACTTTCCAAGTTTTGTCTTTGGTCCGTCTTGCTCAAGACCTTCTTCAACTGATTCAGAAGCGTCTTTAAAGTCTTTGTCAGTAGGAGCACCTTCAGATCCTGGCTTCTTCATCTTTTCTTTAGAACCATTCTTAATGCGCTTACGTTTAGCGTGAATGTTAGCCCAGAGACCGCCTTCATCAAGATCTTCTTTCATACCTTTCATAAAATCAGCAACATCTTTAACTGGCATTTTAATTTTTTTAGCAATCTCGGCAGCAGACATACCTTTGTTTACCATATCATGGAAGTCTTTCATCTTACCTTCAGTAAGATCTTGCGACTCATGCATATGCTTTTTGTTCTTGTTTCTATAATCGCTTACTGCTTTGTCAGCGGCACGTTCATTACCGCCACGACCTTTAGAGTAATTATCTTGATAAACTTGAGCTTCGCCAGCGGCATGCTCGGGCTTCTTATAAGATTTACCACCAAGATAAGAAGTCTTGCCTTCTTTATTCTTTAAGTGCGCTCGGTGTCCACCAAACTGAGATTTTTCAGAACTAGCTGTATAATCTTCTTTAACTGTTTTCTTGCTAGCGTTAACCGTTCCACAACTGCCTTCATCAACGTCGTGTTGACCACCACAGTGTTCGCAATCTGGACCGCATCCACATTTACCATCAGCATCAATTTTATTATCGCAGCAGCTACAATTTTCTTCGTTTAATCGTGCTTCTGTTATGTGAGTTGTAAACCGTTTCATTTAAGCTTGCCTTTTGTATTATTTAATGATATTTATAAAAAATGATTGCACTATTACCATTTTGCTTTGTCTGCCCAGTATGCAGCAGACATCTTGCCTTTTGCTATATTCTTGCCGTGACGAGCCTTAAATGACTTGCGCTTAGCTTTCATCTTATCAGACTCACCCTTTTTAGGATCACCTGCAGTTGAAGCACCTTGCTCACCAAAGCGAATAGTTTTTACTTTATCACCGTCTTTAGCAACAACAACGTGACTTTTAGTTTTATGCCCAGGCGTACGCTTGGCTTTATTAAAACCTTTAACACCAGCGTTATCTAAACGGGAATCTTTTTCTTCACAGAACGTTTTAAAGCTATCCATTACATTAAACCTTTTGTATCATGTACATTTGTACGGATTCAGTTGGGACGATTCCGCTTTTCCAAACCTTTGGTGCGATAAGAACACGCGGTCCTCTTAACTCTTTAACTACAAATATCAGTTTAGCTTCAGCAGGTGAATCGGTGTATTGCTTTTTAAGACGAACTTCATCGCCAGCTTTAATACCAGTTCCTTCAGAAACCGTACTATTAGGAGTATCCTTTTTTAATCTAGCTAATAGACGAGGTGTACCTTCATCGCCAGCACCACCTTCTTCTGTCTTTATTTGAGCACTAAACTTTTCAGTAGCTTCCATTAATTCAAACAATTCATAATGCTCTTCCATGGTATCTTCGTTAACACCCTTTTTCTTGAACATGCGGAAACGGCCATCAGTCTTTGGCTTATTGTTCTTATCCATTAACATATGAGGTCTAGCCATAACTCTTTGATCCTTAGTAGATGCTTCGTTAATGCTTTCATTCTTAGAAGATCCACCAGACATCATAGCCTTACGACGTTCTCTTTCTTTTTGTTTAACTTTTGGTAGAAGCTTACGAGCGATCTGTTCGATACGGCTCTTATTAATCTTTGCAATACGCTTCTCGATTACTTCTTTTTCACCTGGTGATAAATCAGCATATCGTTTATTTTTAGAAAACTTCTTTTTAAAGATATTAAGAGCAGCTTTGCGAGCACGCTTCTTTAATACATCTTGTGAAGCAGTTCTTTTAGCAGCTTTCTCTTTACCACGTTTGATTTTGAATCGTGCTTTTCTCATTGAAATTCCGCGCTTGCGTCGTTGCATGCGGCTTAAAACTTCGTCTAACTCTTCAACTTCTTCAGATAACGGATTAACCGCTTTAGCTACTTTATCCATAATTTCCTGTGCACTCGATTTAAGAGCTTTTGGCAGATTACTTGCAAATTTATTAAGATTGCCAGCAACTGCAAATTCGCGCATTTTAGTTCCAGACATACCAGCAGCACCTTCGCCATCGGGATCTCTTTGACCAGCAGAAACAACCTCAATAGAATCAAAGGTATAATCTTTGCCGTTATATTTGTTTAGCAATTCTTTATATTGGTCAACCCGATCTGAACCAGCAACCATCACCAAGTTCTTATATTTACCTTGTAAAGATTTTGCAATCAACATCAAGATTTTAAGAGGGGATTTTTTAACTACAGGACCAAATGCTTTAATAGCATATTTAATCTTATCATCATACGCAAGAGGATCTTTATTTTCAGCGCCTTTGCCAGATTTTGTTTTAGCACCAGAGGAATGAGAAAGAAAAACCATAGGTTCTGCTTTGCGCTTTACAGCTTCTTTGAGCAATTTTTCTACGAGCTTTTCATGGCCTATTGTCATAGGATTCATTCTTCCAAAAGTCATGACTACCGTGCTAGACTTAACAGCTTCTTCTAGCGTTGGTTCAAGTTCGATGTATTTAGAACCATCAAACTCTTTAAAGCTTTTTCTTTTCTTTTTAATATCTGGCTTAGCCATGTTTTATTCCTAGATCTATTAATATATGTGCTGATTGCTTTATTTATAATTTTCTTGAAAAGAAGGTATGAACTTATAGTTTCTAGCAGCAGATTTGCCCCAAATTGTAGATTCTCTTAACCATCCTAGTGCAGGAGTTGGTGATGCTATACACAATTGATACTTAGTTCTTCTTTGGTTTACAATAAAATAATCGTTATCAATCGCGCTTCTAATACCTTGTTCTTGTAACTCTTTTAGAAGTTTCTTAGCCATTACACGTGTAATAGCATACGCATGAGCGCCTTCATGCCCTTGTATTTCAATTAATTCTTTAGGCATTCCAGCCGTCTTGTGATCGTAACTAGTTGTATCTAATACTTTATATCCGAGAACCACTATACGATCATCTGGTACATCTACTGTAACTGGGTGTAACATTATAGCATCGTGCTCAAGTATCACTACGGCCTCATCTGGCCCCTCTGAGATAGCTTTCCAGATGGCAAAGTGTCCCGCTGTAGTGCATGCGGCCTTTTGAGCAGGGGTTGGATTAGCAATAAATGCATACGGCTCTGGATGCACGCAATGAATAC